AATCTGGTAAATTTATTACTGTTCACTCATCTACCGTTGAATATAATGCAGTTAGACACTATAAAGATACTGAAGGCATTGTTGATATTGATCCTACTATTGGTCCGGGTTCTAATTTAACAGCAGTAACCAATCTTGATCATTATAAAGAACAGAATGATATAAACAAAAAGATAAAAATATTTAAACCCGAAATTGTATCATCTGTATTTTCTTCTTATAAAAAGACTCTTCGAGAGAATAGATAATGAATGAAAAATCAAATCAAGAACTCAATGCAGAGTTTATTATCAGAAAAATTGAAATAGAAAAACAAGAACTCAATGCAAGTTTTATAATAAACTCTGTTATCAATGAAGTTAATATTTACGAACATGTAGATAAACCGTATTTAACTGCACAAATTGTATTTGCTGATACATCAAGAATATTAGAAACAGCAGAAATTTCTGGTACAGAATTAGTTACAATTGAAATTTCAACTTCGCTAGATGGAGACGAATTTTCGATTACAAAAAAATTTATAATAACAGAAGTTTTAAGAGCTGTAAAAACAAATGATAATACAGAACTTGATTCTATTGCTTTAATAGAAGATATTGGCTATTATTCGAGAATGATTCGTGTTCAAAAAGCTTATAGTGGAACACCAAGTTCAATAATTAGTAGCATCATAAGTGAAAATTTAGGAAGATCTGTTCTAATGGCTGGAAATGAAAATGTAGATGGTAGTATTAAAGTAGTAGTGCCAAACATGACTCCTATTGGTGCAGCTAATTGGATTAAAGATAGAGCATCTACAACATCAGGATTACCATATTTTTTATTTTCAACAATATGTGATGATAATCTTAGACTTATGGATTTAGAAACAATTTTAAATGCAACACCTTTAAATAATAATACCTATGCATATACTTTTTCACAACCAATAGGTTCTGGATTTGAAACACTAGATCCTAGACAGTATTATGCAATTCGTGATTTTAAATATTCTAATCTTGAAGATCAGTTAATGATGGCAAGAAAAGGGTTAACTGGTTCAACTTATACATTTTTAGATACAATTAAAAATAAACCTTATACTGCAAGAATTAATGCACAAGAAATATTTTCCAGTATTCCTTATCCGCCAGCACAACAGAGACCGATATATGATGGAGTAACACAATTTCCCGGCGGACCAATGCACGATTATGATACAAGCGAGATAACACAAATAACACCAACACTAACTTTTGAAGACGGCTCTTTAAATTATTATGAAGCATCTGGTGTTTCATCGCATATGTTTAAAGCAAAAACAAAGTCTCTTAGACACTTCTTACATAAATCATCTATAGATATATCAGTGCCCGGTAGAAACTTTTTACAGAACGGAGTAAATAAATCTATTGGAAATTTAATTAATATAGCATTTAATGCTAATATATCAGATACATCACAATCTGATCCTAATAATAATTTAGATAAGAAAAAAAGTGGTACATATATGATATATGCAACCAGACATGTATTTCAAGAGAATGTTTATAACTCTGTAATTTCTTGTGCTAAATTAGGATATAAACCTACAACAAATGGTACCTTAACAGCATGAAAACAGTTAATGAATTAAAAACTTTACAGGAAGATTATTATGGTGACCATTTTAGATGGTTTATTGGCATTATTGTAGATAATAAAGATCCTCTTAAGTTAGGTAGATTAAAGGTACGTATAAGAGGGATACATAACGGGGGTCAGACAAGTGTTAATGATTTACCTTGGGCCCAAGTTGTACTACCATCAACCGAAGGCGGAATATCTGGTATAGGAAAAATGCCTCAAATTCAAAATGGTGCTCAAGTTTTTGGATTTTTTATGGACGGTTTTAGTTCTCAATTGCCAATAATTATAGGTCCTATTCATCATATTGAAAGAAATACAAATAAAAATAATAGTGGTGGAAGTGGAGACACTCCGGCAGATGATAAAGATCAAGATACCGATGTTGAAGATGGTAAAGATGAAGAAGGCAGAGAAATTGATACATCAAATTTAAAAGGTGGTTCCAATGCTGAAAAAATATTTAATTACTTAAAAGGTGAAGGTCTCACAGATGAACAAGCTGCTGGAGTTATAGGCAATCTTTATGCTGAATCTGGGTTAGAACCAGATACTTTAAATCCAAATGATCTTGGTAAGCCTGCATATGGATTAGCACAATGGAGAGGTAGTAGATATGATGAGTTAAAAGATTTTTCAAGTAAAAACGGTGTAGAGTATTCGTCTCTTGAAGGCCAATTAAATTTTTTAATGCACGAATTGGAAACAAAACCATATTTAGGTTACGGAGAATTAACAGGTGCAGGTAGTGTTTCAGAATCGACAAGAATTTTTGAAGAGTTATTTGAAAGACCACAGCCAGGTACTTTTCAAAAAAGATATAATTATGCACAAAAAGTTTTTGAAACATATGGTTAATTTATGGAGTTTAATTTATGTCATCTTTTTTAAAAAATTCAATAGATAAAGACGGTTTTAATAACATTCTTAATAGTCTTAAAAAACAGACTAATATTGATGATGTAACACAAGATATAAAAAGTGCTGCAAATATAATCTCTTCTGTTAGAAATGGTGTTGTAGCAAAAAATGCAAACTCGAATGTAGGTAATATAGAATCTTTAGTAACACTAAATGACAAATCTGATCCAGATAATATAGAAGATGTTGGTCCGGTAAGATTAAAAAATCCAATACAAGGATTTAATAGTGATTTTGAAACCACTCCAACAAATGTTAGACCATTAGAAGCAATAACAGGAAAGTCTCCTGTTTCCGGTAAACTAAAATCTCACGTTATTGCTTCAACACCTCTTTCCATATTTAATAATATTCAATCTATTACGGGAAATGAACCTAGTCAATCTTTAATGAACAATTTTACTACAGAACCTACAGGAGAAGTTGTTCAAAATATTAAAAAAACTCAAGGTAATAATAATTTATTTGGAAATGCACTTTTTTCTCAACTATTATCAAAATTGGGATCAATTAATAATTTTGAAGGCGGCTTATTAAATAATTTGTTACTATTAGGAACAGATGTATTAAGAAATGAATTAACTACTATTACAAGAGGCTTATTAAAAGAAAATGTTTTAAAAAGTGTATTACAAGAAATACTATTAGGAAATAAAGAAAAAGCTGCACAGATAGTAGAAAATGCTCTTAGCGGTAGTAATTTATCTGCTACTGAACGTGATAAAATTTTTAAAGATGTTTATAAAATAGATCCTTCATTATCAAATGTAGTTAGTGGAGTTCCATCATCTACAGACGAATTTTCAAAACTACTTCCTCCAACAGTTAAGGTAGAAAGATTAAATTCTAATGAACAGAATTATCCTGAAAATACTAGAATCACTAAAGGTGGATCATATCCATATGAATTTAAATTTGTAGATAGTTTTGAAGAATTAATTGCTGATTTTAGAGGTGCTAGTAGAGAAATAACAGAAGTAGTTGTACACTGGTCTGCACACTTTAACAATCAGGGAAATGTTGGTTCTGAAGAGTGTCATAATATTGCTATAGATAGAGGTTTTGGTAGAGGTATATCATATCATTATATTATAAAAAAGGACGGTTCTATTCAAAGAGGGCGACCTTTAAATATGATGGGTGCTCATGCAAAAGCAAATGGACATAATAAGTATAGTATAGGGATTTCTATGATAGGAGGATATAACTGTAATAGTAATAATCCTACTCCGAATAATTTTATAAGTGCAGAATCTATTACTTCAAGTCAATGGAATAGTTTAAATCAGTTTCTTAGAGCATTTTATGTTGTCTGGCCTGGCGGACAAGTTTGGGGTCATAATGAAACAGATCCAACAAAAGTTGATCCTGGAATTAGTATGAAACAATATATTCTTTCAAAATTTAATAAAACAAATAAATCTTCAAGTGGTTCAGCACCACCATTATCTCCTGCACAGTTGGTAGGAGCAAATAACTCAAAAGCAACGCCCTCGTAAAGGATAAATCATGACTACAGAAAATGATACAGTACAAGATAGAATTGCTTATCAAGGGAAATCTCAGGTTGTAAACGAAGGAGTGCCCTCTGATGGATTTGCCGATCCTGAAGGTAAGTATCCTAAAAAAGAATATGCTGGAGAACCATCAGTAAATAAAGCAGCCAGAGGAAAAAAAGTTTTTAAACTAAAAGATAATCCTAGAAATCATCCTAAAGCAATATACCCATTAAATCAAGTTAGTGAATCTACTTCTGGTCATGTAATTGAAGTTAATGATACTCCCGGCGGCGAAAGAATACTTATAAAACATAAAGATGGTCACGGAATTGAAATTTCTCCAGATGGTAGTATTTTTATAAGCAATACAGGAAAGAAAGCAGAGTTCTGTCGTCAAGAAAGGATTCTTAAAGTTGGCGGTAACGGAGAAATTGTTTATTATGGAAATTTAAATCTTACAGTTCATGGTGATTATAACTTAGATGTAAAAGGTGATTATAATGTAAAAGTTGGCGGTAATCATATCTTAAATGTAGTAAGAAATTATCGTAAACATATTGTTGGAGCGTTTAACGAAGTTATACAAAAAACAAGATCATCTACTGTTTTACAAAAAGTTTCCAATGTTTGTTTAAATGGTTTTAGTTCTCATACTAAAGGCACATATTTTAATGAAGTTGACGGTGTTGCAGAATATGCCCACAGTGGTGATACATTTATAACTTCTGAAACTCAGATGAATATGACATCTGTTGACGTTAATGTTGCAGCCAATAATCTATCAGTCTTTGGAGATGAAGGTACTATTGGTGGTGATAATATAACAATGTTTGCTCAGAATAGTTATGTTGATAGAACACTACATGCAAGTGAAGTAGAAGCAAAGAAAACTATGAAAGCAAAAGTATTTCATGGAGATTTAAATGGTACAGCAAAAGGGGCAGTAAAAGCTGGGACCGCAGCACTTGGTGCTTCACATGGTGGAAGTGTAAATACTACAGCCCATAGTATAGAAGATCCTGTGGCACAAGGGAAAAAATATAAACCAACAAAAGATATATTAGATTCCCATTGTTCTGACTGCGATCAAGGAATAAGACAAGTAAGAATTGATAGAGATTCTGCAATTAATGACGGTATTGATCAAACCAAAAACTCTGATGGTATAACAGATAAAAAATTGAATACTGGACAAATAAGATCAAAATTAAAAGAACCAAATAATCTTAAAAATGAAAAATTTGTAGAAAGTCAAATTGCAAATGGTGTTTTAAATCCGGCTTATGCATCACTTGCACCCGGAAGTACAGGACGTATAAAAAGTATGTCTCAGACCGCAAGATCCGGTGTAGAAGAAATAGGAAATAGACAATTACAAGCAGCGACTAAAAAGTTTACTTTAAGGGAATCTTCTTCACGTGGAGTAGAAAGAACAATTGCTGTTGATCAAAACTTTGACCCTAATAATCAAAGAGATATTACAATGCAAACACATCTTGCAAAAGGTGTTCCTATTTCTAAATTTGTGGCATCAGATAAAGATCCAGTAAATTTTGATCATACAAAAAGTTCAGAAGAAAGAAAAATTATAGCAAGAAATTTATACCCACAAGCAAATATAATTAATACCTTTAATCAATTGAAAAAATTTGAAGGATATGATTTAGTAGTTGCAGAGGGTCTTTATAAGAAAGGACCTAAAGAAACTTTATCAGACGGTTCTCCTAAAAAATTAGCCGAAAACGGAAGATCTGTAGCTTATGAAATCTATGATTCTACTACAGGTAATATAGCAAATGATAAAATATTTGACTTTGCAGTATATCTAAAAGATAATAGTGATTATGAAAAAATAAGTTTATATTATGATAATTACAACCCTAACGGCTCTTTAAATTCTCAAATGGTGGTAAATATGCCATCAATGCCAGAAAATTATACAGCGTACTTTAATAGAAGTGTTGAAACTGTTTATAATGGGACCGTTCAAACAGCAACAGATTTGGTTGAAATATTAAGCACGTAAAACCATTATAAATAATACAATAAAATAAGAGAAAAACATGCCAACAAGATCATTATCAATTGAAGATAGAAAACTAGATACAGGAGTACAAATAACGGCTCTTGGAAAGGGTAACTATTCTGATATTGACTTATCATTTAAAAAAAGAAGAAATGGTGATATATTTAAAAAAACGGACGCAAATGCGGTAAAACAGGCAGTAAAGAATTTAATTCTTACTAATCACTATGAAAAACCTTTTATTCCTTTTTTTGGTGCTAATATTAGAGATATGCTTTTTGAACTTGGAGACCCATTTACAGAATTTGAAACAAAACAAAGAATAAAACTTGCTATTGAAAATTATGAACCAAGAGCTGAAGTAATCGATATATCATGTTCGCTTGTTGACTATGCAAATTCTCTTGATATATCAATTACTTTTCGTATATTAAATACAAATGAAATAATTACTTTAGAAACAGAAATTTCGAGGTTGAGATAATGGCAACAAATATTACATCAACGGCTTTAGATTTTGGCAATATAAGAAATAGTTTAAAAACTTATTTTGCTCAACAACCAGAATTTTCTGATTATGATTTTGAAGCTTCAGGTCTTTCAAATATATTAGATGTTTTAGCATATAATACACACTTTAATGGTTTAACTGCAAATTTTGCTACTAACGAAGCATTTTTAAATACAGCACAATTACGTTCTTCTGTAGTGTCTCATGCAGAACTTCTAGGTTATAGACCAAGATCAAGAACACCATCCTCTTCTGCTATAAGTGTATATGTAAATTTATCGGGTGTGGTTAATAGACCTACAAGTATAACGCTAACTTCGGGTTGGAATTTTACTGCTGAAAATGAAAATGATACTTTTACATTTATAACAGATAAAAATTATACCGCAACAGATAATGGTTCAGGATTATATGAGTTTGTTGACGATGATAACAATAATCAGATAAAGATTTTTCAAGGAAAATATAAAACAAAAACATTTATTGTTGATGATACACCAGAAAATCAGATATATGTAATTCCAGATGAAACTCTTGACACGGGAAAAATAACAGTTGATGTTTATGATTCACCTACATCTACAAAATATACTTCTTATTATTTCTTAGATACCGCACTTAAGGTTGATTCAACTACTACTTTCTTTGATATAAAAGAAGCACCAAATGGATATTATGAAATTAATTTTGGTGATGGAAAAAGTTTTGGTAAATCTCCGGCAATAGGAAGTAAAGTTGTTGTAAGATATTTTTCTTCCAGCGGTACTTCTGCAAACGGCTGTAGCGGATTTAAAAGTAAAGATTTTTTTACTTATGATGGAATTAATTATTCCGTTCAAGTTCAATCTCAAATTCCTTCAACAGAGGGCTATGAAAAAGAAAGTATAGAATCAATTCGTAAGTTAGCACCTCTACAATTTGCTACTCAAAAAAGACTAGTAACAGCAGCTGATTATAGAGCAATGATTCTTTCAAATTTTCCTGTTATAAAAGATGTAGTGGTATGGGGAGGTGAAGATAATATACCTATTGATTACGGTAAAGTGTATATTAGTCTTCAGTATCAAGACGGTACATCAGATACGGTAAAAACATCAACTGAAGATAGTATAAAAAATAATTTTACCGATCAGCTTTCTGTTATGTCAATTTCTAATAAATTTATTAATCCAGAAGAAACTTATTTAGAAATAACTGGAAATTTTAATTTTGATCCAAGTTTAACAAACGTTACGGGATCTGGAATTCAAACTGCAATTTATAATTTTTTAAAGGATTATTTTTCAACAAATTTAAATGCATTTAATAAATCATTTAGTAGATCAGAAATTCTGACAGAAGTAAGTGATATAAACAGAGCCATACTTTCTGCTAAAATGGATATTAAAATTCAACAGAGAGTTAATGTGACTTTAGGATCTGCCAACAATTATAATATATATTTTCCAGTGATGTTAATTCCTGCTGAAGCAGAGGATTATAGTATAGAATCATCTTTATTTACATATGGTGATGATGCTATTAGTTGTAGAGTTAAAAATAAATTAAACTCTAATATATTACAAGTTATTTCAAGTAACGGAACTATTATTGAAGAAGATATAGGTAATTATGATTATGAAAAGGGTAGTGTAACTCTTTATGGTTTTAATCCGGTTTCTAATTTAAGTGGTAAATCGTATATATCTTTCACTTCAACACCTATTGATCAAAGCATGATCAAACCTCTTAGAAATTATGTATTAAGATTAGACACTTCAAAACTAGTAATGCAACCAATAAAAAATGAACAAGATACCAAGGTAGCACTGTAATATAATGTCTGAAGATAGAAATAATATATCACTTAGAGCAGATTATGTAAGGGATGTTCTCCCGGAATATTTTGTTACTGATTATCCAAATCTTGTAGAATTTTTGGAATCATATTATGACGCTTTAGATTCTGATGGAAATTTTGGAAATACAATAAAAGATTTATATGAAATAAGAGATATTGGAAAAACGGATTTAAAATATCTTGATTCTCTTTTTGCAGAAATTGGTCTTAGTTTATCTTCTCAATTTATTTCTAATCCTCGTGAAATATTAAAAAATCTTGCAAAGTTTTTCAGAGTAAAAGGTTCTCTTTATTCTGCAGAAGGGTTTTTCCGTGGCTTTTTCGATACGTATGTAGAGATAGAATACCCAAAAGAAAAAATATTTTTATTAGACGATCCTTTATCAATACTTGGACCTAATTCGCCAAAGAAAATTCAAGACGGTAGATTACATCAAGTATTATCACATTTAGTAAAAACTTCGGTACCTTTAAAGCAATGGGAACAATTATATAAAAAGTTTGTGCACCCTGCAGGTTTTTATTTACATGCGGATGCACAGTTATATACAAATCCAAAATATAAACCCGTTGGTGTTCTTTCTGATGCAACACCTTTAAATTTAAGAATTGAAACAGACAGCTCAATTCCAAGAATGTCGGTAGAAACTCGTGTTATCAGTAAAGTCGATATGGGTAATATTGATATTCTTGTGATGGATGGATTTAAAGAATACACTTGCGGATTAAATACAAGAAGATTTGGATACCGAAATGTATTAGATTATACTGATAGTGAAGGATGGTTTATTGAAGACAGTTATGGAAGAGCACTTGAAGGTCCTGGGTTTTCTATTCAAAGTTCTGCCAATGGTGGAATTTATAGTAATAAAGAAATAAATCTTGCAGCCATAAATTTATCTCCAACACTTAGAACTGAAGATAGTAATTATCAACCTGGTCTTACAGAAGTCGATGGTGAACGCTATAGTATATTTGAAGCATCTCCAGCAACAATAAAAACTCTAGGAACAGAAACTCCAACATTAACTTCATCTTTAATACAAATTAATGTGCCACAAGAATTAAATAAAACTCTTGCTCAAATTACAAGAGGCGATAGTAAGACATATATTTCAAGAATGTATTTGCAAGGTGATTATTCTTCCACAAATCTTGAAATTGCATTACCTGGTCTTGGTGATTCTTTTGGTGGTGATTATTTTTGTATAGGAGATAGTTTAGATGCTGCTAATCATGCAACATCATTTGTATCTACTACAGCACCAGTATTAAGGATTGATAATATACTTGATTCTAATGGAATATTAGATATAAATCTTAAAAAGGATGGTCCAGGAAATATTACTGTTAAATTTAATCTTTCACATAAATTTAATAGTATATATGAGTGGATTAAGTACGATTCTAATGCTGTTTTCAATATAAATAGTTTTAATTATGGTGATAACCAGAATATGAAAAATGTAACTATTCAAGAATTAAGAAACAAGAATCTGTTATATTTAAAGGACGCAATAATTTAATAGGTAGAGTATGTCAACAGTTGTAACACAAAACTTTAAAAAAGAACTCATGATTGGGACTATTCGTAGTATTAATAATACTACAGAAAACTATTATATTGGTGTGTCTCGATCCAATCCATGGAATGCTTTAGATTCTGCTCCTGTTGCAAAAGACAATATTAGAATCCAAAATGATTTTAGGAATGGTTTGCAATCTATTCATAGAGTAGCGGCAGCTTCTTTAGTTGTTCCTCGTAAATCCTGGAAAACAGGATCTACATACGTTGCATATGATGATAAAAAAGATTTAACAGATTATAGTTCAGAATATTTTTATACTGCAAATAATAATAATGATGTTTATATTTGTTTAAGACAAGGAACAGATTCAATTGGTTCTGCAGTACCTTCGATAGTAGAACCTACAGGAGCTAATAATGACCCGTTTGAAACTTCAGATGGTTATGTTTGGAAATTTCTCTATACTATTAGTGCACTAGATGCTACTTTATTTATGACTAATGATCATATGCCTATTAATAGAATTTTATCTGTAGATTCAAATTCTACAGGTAATGAAATTAAGCAATATGAAATACAACAAACTGCAAAGCCAGGAATGATTACTTCCTTTGAAGTAATAGCAGGCGGATCAAATTACAGCAATCCTTCAGTAAATATTAATGGTGTTAATTATCCATCACTTGTCAATTTTACTTTAGATTCCGGTACGGGTTCAATTATTAAAGCAGAATATAATCCAGATTCTTCAGGAACAACTTTAAATTATGTTCATGGATTAAGAGGTGCTCAAATTACACTTACAGATCAGGATGGGACAAACGGTGAAGTAAGAGCTATTATGTCAAGCGGATTGGGTATTGGTGGAGATGCATCTTCTGATCTTAAATGTGGTTCTATGATGATTGGAGTAAGAGTTGACGGAAATACATCAGATTGGCTTATAAATCAAGATTATAGACAGATTGGTATTATTAGAGGAATTAAAGATTCTGCACAAGGTTCCCAATGGACAAGTCTTACTGGTAATGCATTACAATCGATGACTCTTTCAACAAATCCTATTGCATTTTCAACAGATGAAATTATTATTGGTGCTACAAGTGGTGCTAGAGCTTATGTTGATCAAACGAACCAAAACATATTGTTATATCATCAAAATGATTCTACTGGTTATGCACCTTTTATTGCAAGTGAAACTATAACAGAATTAACCGGTCCAGGTCAAGGAACCATAGGTAATCCGTTAATAAGATCAGAAGTTGATCCATTTACAGGTGAAGTATTGTATATAGATAATAGGTCTGCAGTTACTAGAGTTGCAAATCAAACAGAAGATATTAAAATAGTTATTCAATTGGATGAGTGCTAATGTCTATTAATTACACTAAAAATTTAGAAAATCAGATTTATAGAGATGACTTTGATCCTGATAAGGGATATCATAAAGTATTATTTAAAAGTGGTAAAGCCCTTCAGAGCAGAGAATTAAATCAGCTTCAATCGATTATTCAAGAAGAAATAAAAAGGCTTGGTACAAATCTTTTTAAAGAGGGGGCTTCACTTGAAGCAGCTTCAGTTACTGCCAATACTCGTTATAGATATGTTAAACTAAATACTGATCCTACAGATGTAGTAACTCCTGGTGTTGCTCTTCCTGCTAATATATCTAATTTTAAAGATAAAGTTTTTGTTGGGCAGCTATCTGGCATTTCAGTAAAAATAATTGAAATCATTGAAGCTACCGTAAATGATCCGGCTACAATATATGTACAATATCTTGATACATTAAATGGCACATCCGGAACAACTCCGGCTTCAATAAGACCTGGAGAAGAATTACTTGAAAAAGATGGGTCTTTGGTATTAGTTGCTCAAACTACAAATACTACAGCAGATCCGGCAACTGGTTATGGATTTAGAGTTTCTGCTGGACCAGCAACATTTTTTGCAGAAGGTCATTTTGTTTATGTTCCTAGGCAAGATTTAATTGTAGCAAAGTATTTTTCAAACCCAACTGCTACCATTGGTTTTAAACTTACCCAAGTGATAACTACAGCCGATGATGATGATACTTTATATGATAATCAGGGGGAATTGCCTAATTATACTGCTCCTGGTGCCGACAGATATACAATTAAACTTGAACTTGTAAATAAAAATACCATTCAGCCCGGTGAAACATTTATTTATTATGCTAAAATTGAACATGGTGTATTATCAGAAGCGGTTACTGGATATGAACAATATAATAAAATAAATGATATTATGGCTGTACGTACCAGGGAAGAGTCTGGTAATTATACAGTAAAACCTTTTAGAATTTCTTGGGAAGATCATAGTACTGATAATTCTAAACTTAATTTATCTGTAAGTAGTGGTACGGCTTATGTAAATGGTTACAGAATAAATAAATCTTCTGCAAGTTCGTTAAGTGTACCTAGATCAACTACTACGGTAACTCAAGAAAATCAAGGTATTTCTGGTAACTATGGAAACTATATTCTTGTAAAAGAAGGTTTTTATGGTATACCAAACGTAAACGTATTTGAATTACTTACAATTAGTGATACTGATGTATCTCCTACTTTTAGTAGCACAGCACCCGATACTATAGGAACTTTAAGAGTAAGGGGTATAGATCGTGGTGAACCTGGTTCGGGTACATATAAAGTATATGTATTTGACATTAATATGAATCCAGGTAAACAGTTTAATAGAGATGCAAAATCAATTGGTGTTGAAGTTTCTTTATGTAATTGTGATAGACAAGAAATGATTCTTGTTAGAAATAATAATAAAGTGTCTATTTTTGAATCAGAAGCAAATGAGCTATTCTTTAAGATACCAGGCGAGAGACCAAGTTCAGTTTCAGATGTTTCCATGACTCTTGCAAGAAGATATACAGCTACAGCATCTATTGCAAATGGTGCAGGAACTATCACTATAAATGCTCCAGCAGGTGAAATTTTTACTGATACTAATGGATGGGTTATTGCAGATGCTGGCGGAGTAACGCTTGGTCAAACTCCTAGCTATGGTTCAGTAGGATTTTCAAGTATAACTATTTCTGGTTTAAAGGGTTCAACAGGAGATCCTCTTGTAGATAATGGTGTTGTTGCTGGCGATACCTATGAAGTATATGCATATACATTTAAACAACAAGCAACGGTTGCATCTAAAACAAAGATTTCTACATCAGCTTTAGTAACATTTAATCCTAGTGTAGGCACAGCTTCTTTACCTTTTACTGATGTTATTAGTGTAGAAGAAATTAGAGTTCAATCAAAAAACGGTAATCTTGTTACTGATAAATTTATTGTTGATGGTGGACAAAGAGATAATTTATATGCTAAAGGTTCTATTAGAATAAAATCTGGTAGAACAATAACAGGTAATTTTAATAACACAAGTATAACATTATATGTAGAGTTTACTTATTTTGAACATGGTTCTGGAGACTTTTTTGGACCAAGTTCATATTCTAGTATAAATTATCAAGATATACCAAATTATAAATTAGCAAATGGTCAATATATTGATCTTAAAAATTATTTGGATTTTAGATCATCAAAAGGTAGTAGCGGAACATTTTCAACATCAGATGCTGAAGTTTTTATTTTACCAAGAAATGGTTCTACTATTATAGCAGACGTAAATTTATATGAAGCAAGATATGATAAAGTATTATTAACACAAGAAGGCGAATTTAAATATATTCAAGGTAGACCTAGTTTAACACCTAAATTCCCGCCTACTCCTCCAGATGCTATGGAACTTTATAGAGTTAGAATGAATCCAGGAACTTTCGGTCCTAAAGATTTGCAATTCACTATGCTTGACAATAAACGTTATACTATGAGAGATATAGCAAAGATTGAAAAAAAGATTGATGATCTTACCGAGGTAACATCTCTCACTTTATTAGAAATGGATACTGCTAATATTGATGTTTTAGATTCTGATAATAGAAACAGAACTAAATCTGGGCTTATGGCAGATAATTTTGAAAATCAATATTATTCCGATATTACACATCCTGATTATTCTGCTGCAATAGATCCTAGAAATAAAGCGTTAAGACCCAGAGCAATTACAAATAATATTGGTTTTTATTACGATTCAAATGCTTCTACAAATACAATTATGAAAGGCGATAATGTATATACAACATATACTACAACACCTTATATTGTTCAAGACGTTGCTTCCTCTACAATAAATGTTAATCCTTATTTAAATTTATTTTATAATGGATCATTAACTCTTTCTCCTGCATCAGATGATTGGTATGAAACAGATTATCTTCCAGAAAAAATTATTCCCGGCGGAACTCTGCTTAATACTGATTTGGCACTTCAATGGGGAGCCCATGAATGGAATTGGGGCGGCACTGATATTGATGGTCTTGATGTCGGAGCTGAAGCTTCAGTTACTAATGAAATATCAAGAAGAGATTGGAAAGAAACAAAAGGTTGGTTCTGGAACAAAAAAACTACTAGAGGAACTGATGTTACAACAGAAACTGTTGTAAATAGAGTTGTTGCTTCAGAAACTATTAGAGAAATAATTGATGATCGGGTCGTTGATGTTGCATTTTTACCTTTTATGAGATCAAAGATTGTGAGTTTCCAAGCCGAAGGTTTAGCTCCTAATACACAAGTATTTGCTTATTTTGACGGCAGATCTATTGCAGATTGGGTAAGACAAGATCAATTTACTGGTGTTAACACTACAAAACAAACTGAAGTAAGCAATTTATATAAATCAGCAACGGAATATCCGAGCAATTTAGGCGGAAAAACAAAACTTTATACCGACGGTTCGGGTAAAATTCAAGGCAGTTTCTTTATACCATCATCAAGCACCCGTGCTAACGGTAATTTTAGAACTGGAGATTTAGAATTTACTCTATTAGATATTACAGAGTTTAAAAAGCAAAATGCATCATGTGCTGCTCAGGCAATTTTTAGTTCTACTGGAACACTTACTACAAGACAAGAAGATGTTTTATCTACAAGAATGCTTCATATTGTCGGAGAGTCTACAACTAAGACGGAAACAATAAATGTTAGATCAAAAGGTGGTGGTATAGACTTCCTTGGTGCTTTACAAACTGTTGCTGGAGGTATTGCTGATGGTATAGGAGAGGTTTTCCAAGGAGATCTCATTGGAGGAATAACATCTGCTATGGGCGGTGTGGCTACTGCTACTGGAGATTTAATTGATGACACAATTGAAACTGCAACAGGAATTGTTCAAGATACCGCAGGAGTAATAAAATGTGTGCTTGGTTATCAAGATCCTATTGCACAATCATTTTTAGTTACCGAAGGAACTGGTGTTTTCTTAACAGAAGTCGGACTATTCTTTTCAAAAAAAGATACGAGCGATCAAGCTTTTCCGGTTTCTATTCAAATTAGACCAACAGTAAATGGTGTTCCATCTTCAGATGTTGCACTACCGGGTTCGATTGTTACTATTCCGGCATCAGATGTAGTTGTTTCTTCAGATGCTTCAGCAGAAACAAAAGCAGTATTTAGAGAACCAGTATATTTAAAACCAGCTACAGAATATGCTATTGTAGTTATTTCAAATAGTGATGCATATGAAACATATATTTCAACAATGGGCGAGTTTAAATTAGGATCTACAACAGAAAAAATTAATACTCAGCCATATCTTGGCTCTTTCTTTAAATCGCAGAATAGTAGAACTTGGGAACCAGATTTTAAAACTGATCTTAAATTTACATTATATAAAGCTGAATTCCATGTAGATAAAACAACGAAAGCCGTCTTTAAAAATGTTCCGGTACCAAAAAGAATCTTAGCTTCAGATCCTATAGAATTTTTCTTTAGAGATAGTTCAAATTATAGTGATGTTTACGTTAGATCACCATTACACGGTTTATATGTAGGAGACACTATTAATTTAAGTGGAATCACTGGAACACCAATAGATAGTGACTTAAATAATACACCATTTACTTTAACTGAAGTTGATCCTACTGGATTTGTATTTTCAGCACCATCTAGTCTTACAAAACCAAATTTATATTTTAGATCAATAACTGGTGGTAATAACGTATCTGTTGAACAAGCATATAATTATAATATTATTTGGCCAGCTGTTCAAGCAATTGAACCACCAAAAACTAGAATAGATTATCAGGTTAAAATGTCTACTGGTAAATCATATGCGGATAATACTCCAAATATTTTAGGAAGTGTTGATATACTTGATACTGTATCTACGTTGGTTTCTCCTAATCAAGATAATATTATGAGAACAATGCATAGAGTTTCTCCACCTTCTAAGCTTGCAACATCTTTAGTTTTAGAAGCTGAAATAAGATCAAGTAATGTTTATGTAAGTCCTGTTATCGACTTACAAAGAAACTCGGCAACCCTTACTACAAATCTTATTGATAATCCAAGTAATACACAAAGTACAACTCAGAATAAGCCTATTGAATGGTCTCACTCATTAGATAGTGATACAGTAAATGCTATTATGGGCACCAGTAACAGAACGGCATACTATGATCCACTATTTGGAGAAACAAGGGAAGACGGTCCTTCTATTGCTAAACATATAACAAAACCGGTAAGATTAACAGCATCATCAGTTGGATTAAAAATTCTTATGGGAGCTAATAGACCATCAGATACATTTATTGATATGTATTATAGAGTAACCAGCGAAGCTTCAATAGAAGGTATACCATTTATTAAAGTTGAACCAGAAAAAGCAATTGGTTCCGATGATGATCCTCTTATCTTTAGAGAATATCGTTACTTAGTTGGTAAATCTGATGGTTCTAGTGAAGAATTTACACAGTTTCAATTGAAAATTGTTATGAGATCAGGAAATCAGACTAAGGTACCTGTAATACGTGATCTTAGAGTAATTGCATTAGGAGATTAAATTGAAAAATCATAAATATGCAATGGTAGATAATTTTCCAGGATATAAAAGAGATTTAGAGTCTGGAGCAATTGTAATAAGTGATGATGAAACAATTATTAAATCAAGACAAGCATTAAAAAAGAAAAAAAGAGAAAAGCAAGAATTGGAAAAATTAAAAGACGATGTTACAGAAATAAAAGAATTACTTTCAACTCTTTTAAATAAAATAGGTGATTAATGGCAAGGCAAGTATATGTAGACCTAAGTAACTCTATTGAAGCGTGGAGACAGAAAACAAACTTAACAGGAGAATATCTTGGAGATTTAGACAATCTTCAAGTGCCAGCTCCTGATGATGTAAGTATTGTTTCAGCTATTAATTACTTAGATAATAAATTTTTAGATTCGGCTGAAATAGCACAGCTTATTTCTTTAACTACTTCTGGGCCAAATTCTCTTGCACAATTATCTTATAATAGTGCTAATGGAGAATTTACTTTTGTAACAAATCCTCTTACACCAAGCTTGGTTCCTTCTCTCCCGGCAGGAAAAATAACATCTGGTACATTTGATCCAGCAAGAATACCCAATATATCTGCAACTAAAATTACTTCAGATCAGTTGGGCGTTGCACATGTTCCAAATTTGCCTGGTAGTATTATTACATCTGGTATTATAGATTCAAATCATATTCCAGATACACGCGGTTCAAAAATTAAAGGCGAGATAAACAGATTACCTTGTATACCACCAATACCAATTGATCATCCTATTGAATTAGATTCTCTGGGATTTGGTTTTCCAACAACTCTTTATGGTTCAAATCCACACGGACCAGTTCTTCTTACTAATTTACAAACAATAAGTGGTAATAAAACATTTACAGGTGGCGTAACAATGTCATCTAATCTTACAATTAATGATCATGTTCTATCTGCAAGTAATAATACCTATGATATAGGAGAGGATACAAATAGATTTGCTACTATGTATGCTACTACTTTTGATGGTGTTGCAACCTCTTCACTGTATGCTGACCTTGCAGAAAAATATACAACACGTGAAGAATTAATTCCTGGAACCGCAGTTGCTGTTTCAGATAGTAAAGATTATGAAGTTAGAGAAGCAACAATGTCCGATTATTGTATTGGTGTAATTTCTACAAAACCAGCTCTTATGATGAATAGTGAAGCTGAAGGGCAGTATGTTGGACTAAAGGGTCGTGTTCCAGTAAGGGTAGAAGGGCCCGTTAATAAAGGTCAAGCAGTCTTTGCTCTAAAAGACGGTATTTGTACTACACTAAAAACCACAGCAATTGTTGGTATTGCTCTTGAAACAAATAAAAATCAAGAAGAAAAATTAGTTGAGTGTGTACTTAAAGTGTAGGAGTACAATATGGTAGCTGGAAATGTAATAGGAAATTTAAATGATGAAGTAGAAGTACTTCCTATTGTTAGAAAATTTAAAGAAATTTTTCACGATAGAATAATTGCTGAAATAGTTTGGTCCGGAGATGATGGACCAGAAGTACAGAGTGATCCTAAAGTGGCAGCTGCATTTGGTGGTTCTGCAACTATAACATCACCAGATACTGTTATTTTAGGTGTAAGAAATAGTGTTTCTTTTATAGCTGTTGCCGGTGGTGGTGGCGGAGGCCATGGTAGAGAAAATGGCGGTCCTGGTGGTGGTCCTACGGGTGATAGAAAAGGTGGTAATGGTACTAATACTATATTTGAATTTAGAGCAGGATCGCCAACCGGCACTCTTATAAAAGCTTATGATTTAGCAGGCGGTGAAGGTGGTGCAAGCTGTGCTGTTTCTTTTAGTAATAGTGGACCAAAACCGGCTACTGTAGGAGGAAGTGTTGTATCTTCTGATCCAAATTATGGTACAATAGGAACTGGTGGTGTTGCAAGAGAATCAAGTAGTGGTACTGATGCTACAGGTATAGGAGCCGGCGGCGGCGGTGGAGGAGGAGATTTACCAGATCGATATGATGAATCCGGTAATGGCGGTAAGGGCGGAAGTGCTGGAGAAAAAGTAGAAACGGATTTAGATTTATCTGCATATTCGGGTCAAACAATTTATATGGTAATTACCCAAATAGGCTCTGGTGGAACCGGGGCGGCAGGAGGCGGTAATAACGGCGGTAATGGTGTATCAGGCGGTATTATATTAAAAGAAGAAACACCATCTTCTCTTCCTGGCACTGGTCCAGTATTTAATGAACAAGATCTAGTTAATTCTATAAGGGGTGATAATCATTTAGGATTAGGATATAAAATAGATGGTGACAAAATATTTGATGTATTTTTAACCGAGGCAAATAAATATACAAATATAAGAAAATTAAGAGTGCTTGCTACAAGAGAAGATGGTACGGTATATGATGAAACACAAGTAGCATATATGGGGCCCCAATATAGAACAAATATAGATCCTACTATACCATCAATAGTTACTGATGAAAATAACTTAGATCCGACACAATTAAATGAAGATGAAAATATTGTACAATACTTTAATGATTTATATAATGCATGGACTGCTATAAGAGATGATGTTATTTTAAATGGTGTTATAGGATTAACATCAGATCCTTTACCTACATTTGACATTAACACTGGTTTATTTTCGACGGCACCTACTTCAGTATCTGTTTATGCTGCAAATCAAACATGGTCAATTAATTCAGCAAGAAATGTTGCTTTTGTTTCTATTGGTGGAGGAGCAGCAGGCGGTGTCGGTTCTCAAAGTTTTGGCGGCGGAGGTGGGGGTGTTGCAATAAGAATAACTCAGGTTTTGCCAGGAGAAACATTTAACTTTAATGTTGGTGCAGGAGGCGTTGGTAGTAGTAATGCTGCAGGAGCAAATGGAGGTAATACTACAGTTACGGGCGGATCTTTAAGTTCTCCGGTTTACGGCGGTGGTGGAATTGGTGGAAATGTTGTACAAATCGGGCCTAATGGTGGTGGTGCATCAGGCGGTGATTATAATATAAATGGTGGTGATGCAGCAGGTGCAGCCGCGGGAGTTCAAAGTTCGGGCGGTCCTGCGGGAGGTCCTAATGGTTCTCTTACTGGAACTGAAGTAAATTTAATTTTATCACAATATGGTACATCAACACATTTAGTAAGATCAAATGGTAAAGTGCTGTGCGGTCATGGTGGAGGAACCGGTTCAAATGGTGGTAATTTTGGCGGCGGTGGAGGCGCATCTTCTACATCTTCTGGTTCTGGATCATCTGGTGCAGTTGCAGTACTCTTTTTCTAATAAATCTAAATAATTTGTTATAAATAGTATTAATTAAAATTTTAGAGATGGTATAAAAATGGCCAGAAAACCTACAGTTAATTTGACAGACACGTTTGAGACCTTTAGACAAAAAACAAATCTTATCTCAAGTAATGTTGGAGATCCGGATAATTTAACTACTCCGGTAACTACTGATCTTGTTCAGGCTTTAAATGAAGTTAATAGTAGAACAACTCAATCATTTATTCGTAATAGTGTATCACTAAACGCAAGTAATAATGCTCCACATTCTAGTTTATCTTATAGTCCGGCAACAGGCGTTTTTACATTTTCTTCGAATACCATTAGAGATTCTGATATTCCTACTTTAGATGCAAGTAAAGTCGGAACTGGTGTGTTTAATGCACAGTTAATTCCCGGATTAGATGCTTGTATGATAATTACGGGTGTTTTAGATTCTGCTAGAATGCCAGTAGGCTACTTTGATAAAGAATTTTTACAAAATACAACAGATGATTTACAAGAAGGTAGTTCAAATCTTTATTATACTAATCAGAGAGTTTATGCTGCAATAGGAACTTACCCTGGTGACAGTTCACTTGATTATAATACCGCTACTGGTCAATTTAGAGTTAATATGAATAATATTATTAATAATATTAATAATAATATTTCGCCGGCAGGAATTGATTCAGCAACAGCTCAAGCAATAACACTTAATTTAATTGATTCTGCATATATTAACGCAAGAGTTGATCCAGACAGCGGCGGAATAGCTTTAACAGATTTAGCTGTAATTACAAATGCTGCTAGTGGCGGCGGTTCTTTAACTTATAATAACGGAACCGGAAACTTTACTTTTGAACCAGCAGATCTTTCTTCAGTAGCAGCAACAAAGGTTTATAGACAAGATGTCACTATAGCAGTACCTGCTAATTCTGCAACATATAGATGGAACGCCAGTAATTTTCCTACAGGAATATCAAGAAGACCCGATGATATACAATTAAAAATAATATGTACTAGTGCCGATGGTGGTTATTCAGTTGGTGATGTAATATATATAGGAACATCAAATAATGATCCTTATGGCAAAAATGAAGGAGTTGCGGTTGCTTATGATGTTTCTAATAATGATGTATTAGTACCAATAGGCAATAATGGAGTAGCAGCTCCAACTCGAAGAACCGGCGGCAACCATTTTATTGCCAGTGGAACTAAATGGTCAGTAAATGTATCATTATTTTGGTACGGAACTGATGCAAACGAAGATATTGATACAACAGGCACAATGACCCAATTATAATATAGAAAGAAAAAAAAATGGTAAGAATATTAGATTTAACACCAATTCAACAAGCCGACATAGATTCGGGAGATTATCTTGTTATTTCTAATGTAGGCGGTAAGCCTCAAGCTTCTTCTCGTGTTAATGTTATGGACTTTGTTGGTTATGTATTATCCGGAGGTAATACTTTTGTTACTGTTCAACAGCTTGATAGTGCAATTAGTTCCAATAATAATTTACATTTTCCTTATACAATTAATGCAAGTATAGGCTTTGATAGTTTAAGCGGAGGCATATTTGATAGTGCAAATGATACAATTTCTCTTAATCACGCAATAAGTTCTGCAACTTCAATAAATAATTCTGGTAATTCAAATATTATTCGTAATATTACAATTGATAATGCTGGACACATTTTATCTATGGTAGAGTCTAATGGTGGCACAATATTCTTAGAATCTGCAGGTGTCTTTGCTGGTGTTGGATTAAGTGGTGGGGGTTTAATTACTCCAGGTAGTGGTCCAGTTTATATTTCTCATCCAACTGCCGGAGGTTTAACAAATTCTATAAATTCTGGGACTAATGTTTTACAAAGTATTACATTTGATACATATGGCCACGGAGCTTCTGTAACTGCAGTAGATTTAACAACTATTATTGATTCGTCTTATGTTGAAACTAGAGGTAATACTTCATTTATTTCTAAGTTTGGCGATTCCAATATGCTTGGAGATTATTATATTACGGGTGAATTATATGTTTCTGGAAATATAACAGGTTTTGCTAGTTTTTCCGATATATCTCTTAAAGAAAATTTAGAACTTATTAACAATCCTGTTGATAAAGTGATGGAATTAAACGGATATACATTTAATTATATAGGTAGTGATATTAGATTACCAGGTCTTATTGCTCAAGAAGTTGAAAAAGTTTTACCGGAAGCAGTATATGAAACACCTCAAGGAAATAAAGCTTTACATTATGCTAATATGATAGGTTTACTTGTAGAAGCCGTAAAAGAATTAAAAGCTGAAATAGAAGAATTAAAAAATAAAGATAAAGTAGCATGAGTTATAACCGAAATTTATTTCCAAGAAGCTTAGGAACTGAATTTTCTTTTGATGATCTTAGGTCAGCATTTAATGTTGGTAATAACCAGCCTTTATCTTTTGCAGATTTATATAGAGGCGGAATATATGTTCCTGAACAAGATAATTTCTTTAGTGCTTGGCTTAATGTACCAGAAGATCCAAACGGAAGAATTGGAACATCTACATCAAATAGTAGGAGAACTATTGGTGCAAAAAATCGTGGAACTGAAATAAGTATAAGAGATTTTCAAACAAGAACAACCGGTTTTACTGTAAGTCATGTTGCAGAGCCCCCGAATACAGGTTTTTTTAATGATGTTACTTTGCAATTTGATGCAACCTATAGAGTAGAAAACGGTACAACTAATGATGTACGAAGATCATTGGGTACTGTTGTAAAAACTGTAAGTACTGATACTGGAGGCAATTGGCCAGCTGGTTATGATCCATGGAGAGGTATATATTATGTAATTGAACCAGCATATGGCCCAGATCCCAATTTTGATAGTTCAGATTTTCTTAACTTAGACGGCGTACAAATAGGAGGGGCTGGTTCTGCTTTTACACAAGGATCACGACCTGGTTGGGAATTAAATTCAACAGAATTTAATGTTTTAAATTATTTAACACCTGTTTTAAATCTTCGTTGTTCTTTTGCTGCCGATAATAAAGCTGAAGGTAATATAGATTTAAGAATAAGATTTCCTGGATTAGATTCTGACGGCGGCGATTTAGTGACAACACCATTTACTCTTTTAGATACGAGTATAGGTTTTATAAATCCTAATTTTCAAAATACTACATTATATTCAAGTACATATAATAGTCAACCTATATCACAACTATTAGGCTGGGATGTACATAGATCAAATAAAAATTTAGGAAAAAGTACTTCTCCATCACACACGGGTAGTACAATATATTGGCGTAGATCAGGATTTACGGATAAAGGTATTAATATGCCGATCGATCCTACACCGACACCTTCGGGTAGTAGCGGAACTAGCCAAGGTGATCTTGGAGATTTTGCTTCTGGCGCCGTTTATAATTTTGAGTTTAAAAGTCCTACAGATACCGTACAAGGAGGCAGCACTCAACTAGGTTATTATTGTATGAGACTGTATAACTCAGGAACGACACAAAATGGCTACGATGTTGTTCATGGTCCATTATTAACAAGCTTATCTTGGATTCCTTTAACAACAAGTAATTCAGTTCGCTTTAAGTGGAGAGCAGTTGGTGGTGGCGATGCATATGATGTTTTTGCTTGGTTACAATCTTGGGACACGTCTCCGGGAAACCACTATCAACAAACATTATTAAATGAAACTCAAAATTCTGTAGGCGGCGATAGTGGATGGCAAACAGTAACAGTACAGGTACAAAATGATGCAACTTATAGTTTTGCATTTTTATGTGGAACTTTTGATTATTCTGGTGGTAAAGCAGCCGGTGCAAACTTATATATTACGGATATAGAAATTTTATAACGAGAAAGAAAATGGCACAATACGAAGATTTAACAATTGATAAAGGTTCGGATGTAACTATTAGGCTGGATTTATATAATCCAGACGGATCTCCTAAACAATTAAATACTCAAGATGAAACTGCTACCTTTGTTCCATTATATAATGTGAATGCAAAATTAAAAAAAACTTATAATACTAAAGATTCTGATGCTATATCATTTTTTGCAACTACGGTTGATCCGGATAATTTAGATTATGTTATACATTTATCTTTAACTAATGAACAGACAAATGCTTTAAAACCGGGTAGATATGTTTATGATGTTGAAATATCAAGATATGATTCTGCAGAACAAGCTACAATAGTTGAAAGAATATTAGAGGGTAATATACAGGTTACTCCATCCGTAACTTAGAGGTAAATAATGTCTAGTATAAAGTTAGTATCAAATAAAACAGTTGTAAAAAAAATTACTGTAGGAACACCCGTTTTTACAACAAAACGGGTTCAACTTCGTGCTAGATTAAGAGATATTGTTGATGTAGATGTGGATGAAACAAATACAGATGATCCAACTCTTTTAGGTCTTGCAGAAGGACATGTATTAGTTTTTGATGCCGCTGAACAAAAATATATAAGCCAAGAACTAGATGGGGGTGATACCTTTTAAAAAGTATATAAATAGTATATAATTCAAGATTTATTAAGGTTTGACCCAGTATGGCTTTCAGTATAATAAGAATAAAAAGATCATCTACGCAAGCTATTCCTAGTTCGCTTAAAACCGGTGAATTGGCTTATTCTTCTTTAGATTCTTCAAGAGCGCTTTTTATTGGTGTCGGTAATCCAATTGATTCATCAGGTACTGCACCACGAATTGCAAAAATTGGTGGAGAATTTATAACTTCTTTAGTGCCAGATTCCGCTGGTATTAATCAATCTTTAAAACTTTTATTAACTGGAGATAGTCGGGATCTTGATTATCTCAGAATTAATAATGAACTTGTTATTCCAACAGGTACCACATCTGAAAGACCAGATGATGTAATTGGATCAATAAGATTTAATACCGAAGATACTTCATTTGAAGGATACGACGGAAATGTATGGAGTGGTCTTGGCGGTGTAAAAGATGTAGATCAAGATACATATATTATTGCAGAACTTTCTCCTGGCACAGATAATGATACATTACAATTTTATACTGCGGGCACAAAAAGATTATCAATTACAGATTCTGGACAATTAGTAGCATCTGTAGATTATATTCCAGATAGTTCACAGTCTCTTGTTACAAAAACATATACAGATAATGTTAAAGCTGGTATACCTTTAGATGGGCTCTGGAAAGATGGTGCTTATATGCACTTTGTTGATAGTGATAGAGTAACAGATGTTCTTGATGGTTTAAATGAAGCAATTAATAATGTAAGAAATAATGCTTTTTGTAGGGATCTTACTTTTACTGCATCTCCTACTGCAGCAGGTGCAGGTTTTATAGCAACACTTACTATAGATAATGATGGTACACCAAATAGATACGATATTGATTGGGGTGATGGTACTATTGATTCAGCAGTAACAGCAGTAAACCCAACTCATCAATATTTAGATCCTTTATCTAGTCCGGCTAGTGTAAAAGTTAGGGCTTGGCATACAGATGGTGTTGGAACTGGAAGTGAAGCATTTAGAACGAATGTTGATTATATTACAATATATACTCCCGATCCTGTTGCTCAATTTACTCTTCATAGGCTAGAAGATATTTCTTCACCTGTACTAACAGGTAATGATTTATATGTTATTGAAGGTCAAAATTTATGGCTTTCAAATTTATCAACAAATACAAATGTAGCAGATAAAAATGGACCAGCGACTGTAGAATATACCATGGACTGGGGAGACGGCACACCTATAGATAATATCTTAGATAATACTGGTGCTGGTGGTGCTTCTGGAATAAGATTAGTTCATACTTGGCCAGTCGGGAGCAATACTGGAACAGGAAAAGATACACTAACTCTTACTATAGTAACACATACTACCGCCGATCCAACTTTAATACCAGAATCTGGTACAACTGAATTAAAAGTTTATAATCCTAATATTTCGGCACCTCAAGGTTTAAATACAAAAACTATATCATTTAATAATAGTATAGGCGACAGTCCTAAACTTGCTGTAGGATTTACAGATAATACTACTGGTGGAGGACCAACTTCTAGTCAAGATGTTGATAGAGTTACACAATCTTCTGGAAATGTAGAAACATCAGTCACATCTTCTGGTATTGCTTATAGTGGAAATTCTGGAGTTTTAGTTTCTAATATTAATAATTCAATAGATGGTTCGGTTACATTTACATCAGCAAATCAGAACGGAACTTATAATAGCTTAATTGTTTCAGATAATGTAGATTATAATTTATTTGATGCAACAGGTGCACCAACTTCCTTTGATACTAGCATTTATCATCCAAATTTATATCAGGGATTTAAAGCAAAGATTTCTAAAAATGTAACATTATTGCCTGTTGGTTTAAATAGTTATAGCATTTCTCATTCTCAAACTGGTTCTACAAATACTGTATATTTTGTTAAAGATAATAATAATACTACACCATCTTTAACTACTGGAACAATTTCAGAAAATGTATCTGGAACTTACAAATACATAAGTGGAGTTCCACATTATACAACAGGAGCAACTTTAAATGTTTCTGGTTTAAATATTTCAGATTTTATTGGCCAAACTTATCAACAAACAAATAGTCCTTTTCAAGTTTCTTCTGCAACACGTTTAGAAGGAACAGGAAATGTAATTTCAGATCAGAATTATAGGTATGATCAAATAGATGGTGTTTCAACATTTTTATCAAATGGTATACCAATTGCAAATACTGGTATTCCTTCTCCTTATGCTTTAGGTAGTATGTCGGTTATTATAACAAGCACTACTTCAGCTAGAGCAATGCAAAAACTAAAAGTAAGAGCAAGAAACCCAAATGGTTGGGGTTCATATCATGAACTATCGGAAAATATATTAGTACATAATGCTGATCAAACACCTATTAGTGAAATAGCTATTGAAGTAGACGATAATCTAGGATTTGGATTTGATGATGATGGAGTACGCATTTTTGACTTCAATTCTGAAGTTATAAATACTCCTAGTTATACAAGTTCAACTAATTTTTATACTAATAATGTTTATACTGAAACAGCAGATCCGGGAGTAGAAGGCACACAAGAAGCTACAGTAAATTATGGAGTAATAGAACATAATTTAACTGATTATAGTAACGGTTCATATTTACCGGCAGGACCTAATAGATCTGGGGACACGGGAATTCAGTATTTTACATTTGCATTTAGAAGGACAGTTGTAGCAAACTTTAATATTAATATAACAAGTACAACAGGAGTTGAAGGAATTTTTATAGCTGCACCGGGATCTACAATAGATAATACAAGTACTATAAATGGGTGGTTAGACTGTTCTATCCAAGCAAATGATGGTGGTGTTCCTGGTGCTAATATTTCCAATGGTGGTAATGGAAGTAATGGTTGTGCTAAAACAGGTAATGATAGAATAATTGCAAATACTGCTTTAAGCGGATCTTATTTAATGACACTCGGTGAAGAAAATTTAACAAACGCTACTGGAAATGTAGGGTTAGTTAGAATTGCTCTGTCTACTAATCAGTCAATAACAGCTTTGAGTATTTCATAAGGATCGAATATGTCAATAAGTGACAATCAAAAGATAGACTTTCTTTGGAAAAAGCTTGGTTACGGAGCAACAAAGACAGATATCAATTCAATTAAAACTGCTACAAACGAAGCAATTGCAAGTCCTTTACTTTTGGACGGAAATAATTTATGGACTGATGCTTATCAAATACCTAATATACTACCTAGTTTAAGTATTGGCATTATTGAAATTTATGATGATAGCGGAAATGGATCTTCTTCAATAGAAGCAGTAAAAGATACTACTGCAACCCCTAATAGAACTTGGAAAACAAATTTAACTAATTGGATTCCTCCGCAATTTGGTTCCACTTATGCTGTAAAAGTTTATATTGCACCTTCTGGTACAACGGATCCACAAACTTCTGGGACTAGAATATTTGCTGCTGGTTCTGGTAATAATGATGAATTTTTCTTTGATTATCAATCTGGTGTACTTAACTTTATTGGTGATAATCTTCCAGCCGGGCTTGATGGAAATGAAATATTTATTGTTGGTGCAAGATATATTGGTAAACTAGGAAATAGATTTACTGCTCTTTATGCTGATTCTGCAGATATTGGTCATGCTTATATTGATTCAGCAGATATTATTATGGCAGATATTATTACTGCTTATATTGATAGTGCAGATATTTTACACGCAATTATTGATTCAGCAGATATTACTCTTGCTAGAATTACCAATGCGGAAATTGATTCTGCTTATATTAGATATGCAGATATAGATCATACAGACATTGATTCAGCTGATATTACTCTTGCTAGAATCAATTATGCAGATATAGATTCTTCTGATGTAGATTTAACAAGAATTATTACAGCTTATATTGATTCAGCAGATATTAAACATGCTTATATTGATTCTGCACAAATTGATATTTTAAATATCACTGGTCAAATAAATGGGCCTCAAATCTTTGTTATAGATCCTGCTGCTGTAGGAGATAATACTGGTAAAGTTATTATTAAAGGCGATTTACAGGTTGATGGTACTGAGACAATAGTAAACTCAACTACAGTTACCGTTAATGATAAAAATATTGTTCTTGCAGACTCTGCTCAAGATTCAAGTCAAGCAGATGGTGCCGGTATTACAGTATTTGCAGCCAACGCTAAAATAACTTATGAAGCTACACCTGATAGATGGGTATTTAATAAAGATATAGATGTTCCTGCAATATATGCAGATAGTGGTATTATAACGGATCTTACTTCTATTTATGCTGATATTACAAGAGCAACCATAGATAGCGCTGGTATAGAGTATGCAGATATTGATTCAGCAGACATCAATTTAGCAAGAATTAGTGGTCTTACTGTAGATAGTGCTCATATAAAAGGCAATCTTTCCGTAGGTGGAGACCTTACCGTATCCGGTAATGCTACAATAAAATCAGCAACAGGCGGTAATATTTATCTTGGTGACAGCAACGAAGATAATATAGTTTTTAGTGGTGATATTAATTCTCACTTAATACCTAATACAAGCCTTGCATTTGATATTGGTAGTTCAGATCAGAGATGGAGAAATATTTATCTTTCTGGAATACAGGCAGATAGTATTACTACAAATAAGTTAACATCTAATTATGCTAATATAGATTCTGCTGATATTAATGTTTTAAGATCTGGCAATTTAACTGTTTCTGGATCTGGAATTATTACTCCATATTTAGATGCAGATTCAGCAGATATAAGTGTACTTAGAATTGATTCAGGAAATTTTAAACACTTTTATGCAGATTCAGCAAAAATAGCAGCAATTACTATTGACTCTGCAACCATAGGTAATTTACATATTACTGGCAAATTAACTGGTGCATTTGGTAATTTTAAACCAAATACAGTTGCAATAATAGATAATAACGGCACTTTAACTTCTGATTCTTCTTTAAGTTTTGATCTTAGTAATGGTCAAGTTACTGTAGAAAAAGACTTGGTTGCAAGAGATGTAAAACTAACATCTTTATATCCAGGTTATATTTTAACTTCAGGTGATAATGATTCAATTGGATTTACCGAAGGTCTTAAATACGGTAATCATGTTAGTAGTATTATCACTAATGACGGTTTTGCAACATCCTTTCAAAAATTATATGATTCAGGATACTATAGATTTAATGTTGATGATAATACCGGTAAAATTATTGCTACCGGCGATATTCAATTAGGTAGATTTACAACTGCACAGTTTGGCACATATTATGCTCCATCAACTTGGACACTACCGTCTAATATTTCTGCACCAAGAGACTTTTATGGTTTAGAAATATTTACTGATTCTGCTAAATTGGTATCTACTGCACATGAAAATATCTTTAAATCTTCACTAGCAAAAAATGCTCCGAACTCTGACTCATTTAATGTTATTGAAGTTTTAGCTCGTTATGATAGTACACTTTTTGAAGTAAGAAAAGACGGTTCTATAAACTTCACTGGAAATATTTATAAAGATGGTTCTATCTTTACCGGTGGTGGTATTTTTATAAAAAATGAACCAACTGCAGATGCTGCTTATAATATTCCTTTATCTGATATTACTGATCCATATGCAATATCTTTACAATCTTATGGTAGAGTTGCAATTGGAACGGATACTCCAAAATATAAATTGGACGTTATTGGAGATATATCTGTAAGAGGCCAAATTGATTCTACAGGTATTGTTTATGCTCTCAATACTCTTGCTGGTCCAATGGCTTCTTATATGGATGATAGTAATGGATCAAGATTTACATATATTACATCAAAAGGTGCTACAAGAGGCGGCTACTTTAGAGGTGGGCCCTCTGGAGATTATATTCAAGGTAATATTGGATTATTTTCTACCGCATTTGGTGAAGCAACTAGAGCAAAAGGTTTAGCATCACTAGCTATAGGTTCTTTAACAGAAGCTGAAGCGGATTATTCTATAGCTTTAGGCAGAAGAACTAAAACTAGGGCAAATAATACGGGTACTATATTAATAGGTACTGATGTTACAGTCGATTCATCTGTCCCTATTGGTAGTACACAATTTGCAATTGGTATTGGTAAAGAAAATCATTTATATGGTACTAGTGTCATAGGTATTGGTACTGAAAATAATGTAAATGGTAATTTAGCTGGTGTATTCGGTTACAATAATACTATTGGAACAACTGCAAGTGCAACAGCTGCCTCTGGTTCTTATGCAATAGGTACCTATAATACCATAACTGGTGGTGGTGCTTATGCTGTAGGCAGCGCAAATATATTAAAAGGTTCACCTTCCTATGCATTTGGAGATAATAACTTTATAGATGCAAATCTTGGTGTAGCACTTGGTACGGACATTAGAATACATGGTGATAATGCTACTGGTATTGGTAGAAATATTAGAATAGATTCTAGTGCAGATAATGCCATAGGTATTAACTTATCTAATGTTCCTATGAAAGTAGGATCTGAAAGAATTTTATCTATTAATTATGGTAACGTAATTATTGGTGATTCTGGTGATAAATTTAATAATTATGACGGAAACCTTTATGTAAAAGGCAATATCATATTAGCAGGAGAACTTTTGCAAGAAGGGGCTCCTGGTGTCTATCAAAGTACAACACCATTTGTAGATGAAGGTGAAGCTGTTAGATATGCCGTTGTAGATTCTACAAATGTTCCTAAACCTCTTGGAATTAATAAAATTGCTACTTATGATCTTGATATTTTAGCACAAGAAGGTTTTGCTGTAAGTGGTATTACAGACGGCACATTTACCGTTACAGATGCACAACTAATGGATTCAATTCCATTTATTGCCGGTGATGTTAATCTTTTAACATATCAGCCAAAATTAGAATTATTTAGAGTTGGTAGATTCTCGGATTTTGATAATCAATTATCAAATGAAAAACTAGGTTTTGGATCTATTGCATTAGGAAGAAATAACGCCGTATCTGGTCTTTATAGTACAGCTATTGGTAATGAAAATAATATTAGCCGCGGCGGTGATTTATCATTCACAAGTTTGAAAGGAAGTTACACTACATTTATAGGTACGAATAATATTCTTGATAGTATAGCTACTGGTTCTAATAACTTTATACTTGGTGAAGATAACCTTATAAAAGGTAATACTACAAATACATTTATAATTGGTAGAAATGTAACAGCTAATAATAAATCTGATCATATTATATTAAATACTTCTGCAGCTAATGATAGTTCTCTCGACAATACTAAAGTTGCAATAGGTAAAAATAATGCTGATTATGCTCTTGATGTCGCTGGTTCAATAAGAGTTGATAGCGGAGCAACGATATACTTTGGACCAAAAACAATTCAAGATTATCTTGGGTTTGGTAGTACTACATCAGTCGGACCAGGATTTGGAACTGGATCTATAATAGGCACAGGAATTGATTCAATTCAGTTTGATCATACTATTGGTGCTATTACTAATGCAGTAAGAATTAAAGTACCTTATGATCACGAATTATATGTTAAAAACACAGGTCATCCTGTTCGTACTTTTGATCCAGATTTAACCAAAGCCATACAACTTTCTAATATTCCTTTAACCGAATTAACAACAAATGCAGGAAATAATTTAGATACAATTTTCTACTTTGCTGATCCAATTGATTCATTCCAGTTTGCTCTTCGCAGAGATTCTCATGGTGGTCCTCCAGTTATATCAGGAGGTCTGATTGATAGTAATATAACAATAATTGATGGATTTGATTTTGGTGATGCTGGTGATGTTCTTTCTGTGCCATATACACCACCAAGAGTTCTTAGTCCGAATTTAAATGTCCTTGGTGATCTTTTTGTCGGAGGTGATGGTACAAACTTAAGAGTTGATTCACAAGGTGTTACATTTAGTGGTGATTTAGCCTTTACAAGTACAGCTGGTAACAAAAACTTTAGATTTGATTCACAAGGTATTACCGTTGGAGGAGCATTTACATTAGGCGGAAGTGCTATTACTATTGGTGGTCTATCATTTGATAGTCACGTTATCCGTCCAGGCAACTTAGTAATACCTACAATGATAGATTTCTTGGATACTGATTATGTCCAAGCAAGAGTTTCTAATGATGCATTCTGGCAAGCACATCCAGATGCTCTTTACTATAAACCTTCAGGTAGTGTAAAATCATTACTAGGTGGTCTTCAACCTTCTGAATTAACACCTACTTTATTAGCAGATCATACTTTAGCTCTGTCTGTAAGAAATATAGGTAAAGCACCAATTCTTATTGAAGATGCTAATGATTACTTGGACGACAATGCCGGCAATAGCCCTATAAGCATAAGAAATAGTCTAGGTCAAGTTAGACAATGGCCGACAGAAGATTATCTTGCATCAATAATAGATAATGCTTATGTTAGTTCAAGAGTTGTTTTAAATGCAGCTACACTTGCATCGTTTATTGATGAAGCTTATATAAAATCAATTGTTGATAGTTCATATATTCTTTCTGCAGCTAATGATAGTTCTGAATGGCAAAGGAGAGATAACACACTATTCTTTGGCACTTATCCAAATGTTAGAAATGTAAATGTTGGTATTGGAACAGATCAGCCAGTAACTAAATTTCACGTTGCTGGTGTTGGAAGATTTGATAGCGGACTAACAGTAACCGGCGGTCCAGTTAATATTTCTGGAACACAAGTTACAGTTGATAGCGATTATTTCTTCCAGATAACTTCTTCATTATTATCTAATAATTTAAATACATTAAGTCAAGGAGCTTTGATAGCAGCTCTTAATGTAAATACTGATTCTGAATTTGAAGCTTTCTATTTTCCAACACCTCCAGAACAGAGATTTGTCGAAGTATATAGAATTGATAGTTTAGGTGATTCACAGGTTCTTTCATCTTCCGATTACTTCTTTGCAAATCCAAATTCCTTTAGAGTTTATGAAGATGCTGTTGATTCGGCTGATCTATCTTTAAATGTAAATCTTAGAACACTTCCTACTACAATTACATTTACGGGTCTTGATATAAATGGTGATAATCTTAATATTAACACCGTTTATAGTGCAGGAGGTCTCCTAGACTCTTTACAAAATCCAAAATCTGGATATGGTGGCACATTTAGTATTATTGATGCAAATACTGTATCATTTACAGATGATGCAACTTCAGTAGCACTAAATGATATATTTAGAATTGATGATAAATCACCTAAAGTAACAACTTCTCTTTCACTACTTGGCCCAGCAACATTTAATGGTAATGTAACTGTTAATAATGGATATCATACCACAGTTGATACTCTAACGGCTAATAATCTAATTTCAAGTTCAACTAGTTTTACAGGTCCCGTTTCAGTTAATGCAACAGTCGGATCATTTACCTTTGATTCAAATGTTACAATGTATTATGGTCCTGGTGGTTTATCTTTTGATTCAAATATAGAAAGAATTGTTGATTCAAATTATATCGGTAATAGACTTCAAAGTGTTTGGAGTTATAATAATGATGCTGTCGGTAATCAACAAATATATTATGATGCTGGTGGTGCAGTTGTTATTGGTGAACCACAGGATATGGTCCTTGGTGATAGTGATACTAAATTCTTTGTAAAGAGTGGTAATGCAATTTTCTATCATGGTGATTGGGATAGTGCTGGAGTTGCTATAACAACACCAAATGTAATTCCAGATTTTACAATTAATCCTAGATATGGAACTAATGCCGGTGCTCGGATGATGTGGATACCCCAAAGGGGAGCATTTAGAGTTGGTGCAGTAGATGGAACAACCGTAACTTGGGATGATACTGAAGTTGGAAGAGCATCGGTTGGTATAGGTTATAATACATTAGCTACAGATTATTCTTTAGCCCTTGGTTATGATGTAAAAGCCGGAAATGCAATATTACCTAGAACTAATGCTGTTGCAATTGGTAATACGATTGATAACCCATCTCAAGATGGTGTTGGTATTGGTGCTAACATATACCACAACCAGAACTTTGCAGGGTCGGTTTCAATTGGTGAAAATATTGTAAATAACAACTTTGCAAATGCTGTTGCAATTGGTAAATCAATAACCAGTAATAGCGGTGTTTCAATTGGTAAAGATGTATCTTCAACAACAACCACTGCATCAGTTTCTATAGGACTTGATCAACGTGCAAGTAATAGTGGTGTTTCAATTGGTAGATTATCACCATCTAACCTAAGTGGTGTTTCAATTGGTAGATCAGCAACTTCCTATAGTTCAACTTCTATAGGTACAGTAGCATCTTCATCAAATGGTGGTGTTGCAATTGGTACATCTTTGACTGCAAACACTAGCGGTGTTTCAATTGGTGTTAGTAATACTTCATCTAATAGTGGTAAATCAATTGGTTCATCAGTATCATCTAATCTAAGTGGTGTTTCAATTGGTACAACATCAGATGCAACCCAAAGTGGTACCAGTATAGGTAGAAGCAATTCTACCAACTGGGGCGGTGTTGCTATTGGTTCTGGTAATACTGCAGCTGCATACGGTGGCGGTGTTGCTATTGGTGCAAGTAATAATGCGGGACCAAGAAGTATACTTATAGGCGGTAGTAATAATGGAAACGGTTATTATGGTGGCTTAGTAATTGTTGGTGATAATAATAGAAGTAATAACTACAATGGTCTTTTTGTAGGTAGAAATAACAGCGGACATAATGGTTACTGGGCCGGTGTTTCTGTTTTTGGATGGGGTAATACTAATAATTCACCTTCCAATGCAGTCAATACCCGAGGTACTGTTAGAATTTATGGTAATAGTAACTCCAACAATTCCGGTGTTAATATATTTGGGCATTTAAATACCAATAACGGACAAGTTAATATTTATGGTAGTGGTAATACCGGTTCTACAGGTCCGAGTGGAACAAGTTATATATTTGGTACTAATAATATTATTACTAGAAATGGTTTCTTATTTGGGTACGGAAACACTTCTGTAGATAATGGTTATGCTTATGGTGTAGGAAATACTGTAGCAAATGGCGGCTATGCTTATGGTGGCGGCAATACAACAACTCTCGGAACTGGCTACGCATTTGGTTACAGTAATACTACAGATGGATCAACAGGTACTGATGATCCAATGGCATTTGGCCATAACATATCTGCTTCATCTGGCGGTTTAGGGTTTGGTGAAAATCTAACAGTATCAAATGGTGGTTTAGCATTTGGTGCTAATAGTATATCTTCTGCATTTAGATCAATTGCAATTGGTAGCGGAATTACTGTTAACGGCAATAATTCAGTTGGAATTGGTCTATCTTCATCTGTATCTGGTACAGTAAATGAACCCAATACATTATCTATAATGGGCGGTAAGGTTGCCATCGGTCAAGCTGCTGCAGATCCGGCATATGATGTAGATATATACGGAAATGTTCACGTTGGTGTCTTTGGAGATTACTGGAGACACGGAAAGAGAATTAGTCAATATATTACGGATGATGTTGTAAACAATGCATACGTTGAAGGAATTATAGATGCTCCTTATGTACAGAATATTGTAGATATTCCGTATCTCAGAGCTACTATGACTCACCCATTCTTCTTCTATAGTGATCCTATTTCAAATGATCTTTACACAACAATATCTGGCGGTATTGGTATTGGTAGACAGCCAATAAACTCAAGTAAGTATAAATTAGATGTTGACGGAAGTATTAATTATACTGGTAAATTATATCTAAATGGTGATTTACTTATTCCGAGTGAAGATTCTCTTGGTGATGTTTATATTGAACATCATGAAAATCAATACTTTATTGGACCAGATAGTGCAGAAGAATACTTTGATTCAGCTTATGTAACTGCCCGTCAACAAATGTTTGGCTTTACAGCAGGTCAAACTTATCTTACTGTAATTGACGAAGGTTATATTAACAGTAGATTAGATGATACTTTATTCTTGGATTCAGCTGAGGCCCAAGTTATGATTGATAGGGCTTTGGGCGACGGTGTTGCATTTGGATTTGACATCATAGGAAGATCATCTCTTACTGCAACTCCAGCTGGCGGCACTCCAAGTGTTGGTATTGGTGTAACAGCCGATATACCAGGCTTTGGTAATATGCTTAAAGTTGGTGGTACAACTGAAATTCAAGGTAATCTGAATATTAGTAATAATGGTCAACTTCAATTTAATGGAGTGCCTTTCTCTCCAACAACCGTATTTACTGAAGATTTTGCTTACATTTACTATAACGGCAGTAAAAATGTTGGTATTGGAACTACAGTTCCAGCTGTAGATTTTGATGTAAACGGTACATTTAATGCTACAGAAATACAGCTAAACGGGGCAGACATACTTGGTATATTTGATTCTGATTTTGTTAGAGATAGACAAATTTTAATTGATTCAAATCTAACAACACAGTTAATTAATACAGATTATATAAGAGCAGCCGCTGATTCAGATTATATTAAAACTGCAATTACTCCAGATTTTCTTAAAAACATAGTTGATTCAGATTATGTTAAATCAATAGCGGACTCCGATTATATTAAATTAGTAGCCGATTCCGACTATATTAAAACGGCAGCAAATCAGTCTTGGATTAGATTTAATGCTGATTCCGATTACATTAAAACAGCCGCCGATTCCGACTATATTAAAACGGCAGCCAATCGGTCTTGGATTAGATTTAATGCTGATTCCGACTATATTAAAACTGCAGCTAATCAGTCTTGGATTAGATTTAATGCTGATTCCGACTATATTAAAACTGCAGCTAATCGGTCCTGGATTAGATTTAATGCTGATTCTGATTATATTAAGAGTGTTGCTGATTCCGCTTATATTAAAAATATTGTTGATTCTTCCTATACTCAATTACTTACTGGAATAGGAATTAGAGATGTGGACTTTGGTCCACATAAGATTTTATATAGAAATTCATATTCAAACATTTCTTCTCTGCCTACTGCAAGTAGTCATAAAGGTATGTTTGCAGTAATAAACACCGACAACAAACCATATGTTTCTACTGGATCTGCCTGGAATAGAATTATTCTAAATGGTGACAGTGTAGAATTTTCTGATCTTGTAGTATCAGGCAATCTTACTGTAAATGGTACACAAACAATTCTTAATACTCAAACTCTGGGTATTGACGATCCAATGATTCATCTTGGAAAAAATAATGAACTATCCGATGCCGTAGATATTGGCTTTATTGGGCATTATTCTCCAGATGGTGGCACTACAAAAGAACATACCGGTTTCTTTAGAGATGCAACAAATAGTGAATATTATATATTCAATGGATTAGATGATGCTGCTCTCGATGACAGTGATCCAACAGCTACTATTAATAGAAATGGCACAGGATTTACTCTTGCTGCACTAAATGTCGGAAGCATATCGGGTAAATATCTAGGATTTGATTCTGACTTTAATTCTAAAACAACTGATGATCTTACTGAAGGTTTAACAAATTTATACTATACTACAGTAAGAGCAAATGCTGACTTTGATTTAAGATTAGCAACTAAAACAACTGATGATCTTCTTGAAGGATCAAACTTATATTATACAGATGATAGAGTATCAACTTTAGTTGATTCAGCCTATGTTCTTGCTAGAAGCCCACAATTTGATTATATTAGTATTATCGACTCGGCTTATGTACAAGCAAGAGTGGTACCTCAAGGTGTTGATTCAGACGCTGTAGAAGCAATGGTTGATTCAGCCTATATTCTTGCTAGAAGCCCACAATTTGATTATATTAATATTATTGACTCTGCTTATATTAATGCAAGAATTTCAACTGTTGATTCTGCTCAAGTTCTTGCAATAATAGATTCTTCATATATTACAAGTATAATTGATTCAGATTATATTTTATCAATTACTGGATCTGGAGGAGGAAGTGGATCCGGCTCCGGAGGAGGATCATTAGTTGGGTATAGTTTTGTTGCAATAGCAGGTCAAACCGTATTTAGTGGTTCGGATATAGAAGGCGGTATTCTATCATATGATGTAACAACCGCTACAATAGTTACTGCCAATGGTATTACTCTTACAAAAGGGGTTGATTATACTCATACCGATAGTTCTAGTCTAACATTCTTTGAAGCCAGAGATTCTGGTGATGAAATTTCTATCTTTACTACTAAAGCTGCAGCAGATGCAGGATCTTCTGGATCAACAGGAACTACCACCACTTCAGTAACTGCTAGCACAGCAACAATATTTGATAGAACAATACATAGTAATAACTTTAAGTCAATTGAATACACCGTTCATATGGAAGATAGTAGTTTAGGTCATACTCAGATAACCAAACTACTTGCTACATATAATAAATCCCAGGTATTTAGTACTCAGTACGGTACAGTAAGTACTTTTGCCAATGATAGTGATCTTGGTATAATTGATGTAGTAGAAAATGGTGGTCAAATTCAATTAAAACTAATAAAGGCAAGTGGTACAGGAACAGTTAAAGTAGTATCAAATAAAACAGTAGTAAATTAGGCACGGGGAAAGTGAACTATGCCAAATAAAGATTTTAAGGTAAAAAATGGCCTAGATGTAGGACAAGATATTGTTGTACGAGGTGAATTAAAATCAGTTAAAGCCGACGGTAGCATAATTACAATTATAGATTCTTCTGGAGGAATACCTGCAGCAGGATCCGGATTTGATTCTGCCGGTGTACTTGACATAGTACAAGCAAATTCGATTGATTCGGCTAGAGCTATTCCTCTTATAAGAACATCTATAAGTTTAGGTTCTGCAGGAACCCAAGCATATGATAATTCTACTGGTGTTTTAACTATACCAGATACTACTGATCATATTACTGAAGGTACTAATTTATATTATACAGATGCAAGATTTGATACAAGATTAGGAACAAAATCTACCAACGATTTAACTGAAGGTACTAATTTATATTATACAGATGCAAGAGCCGACGCAAGAGCACAACTAAAGATTGATGCATTAGTAGATGCAGCCCCTGGGACACTTGATACTTTAAACGAACTTGCTGCTGCTCTTGGAGATGATGCTAACTTTAGTACAACAGTAACTAATAATATTGCTACTAAATTGCCAACTATTACCACAGTATTAGTTACTGTAGCAAGCGGTACTAATGAGTATGGAACTGGTAATAAATATTATTTTAGTGGGGCGGTTAGTCCGGTTCTTCATTTGCAACCCGGCAGAACATATAGGTTCGATCAATCAGATGCATCAAACTCTGGTCACCCACTCAGATTTTCAACTAATGCTAATAATAGTCCAAGTGCCACATATTCAACAGGTGTTACAGTTGCTGGAACACCTGGTAGTTCAGGTGCTTATACAGAAATAGCTGTTACTTTTGCAACACCAAGATTACATTATTATTGCACTAATCATAGTGGTATGGGTGGTTCTGGTCCAGATTATTCTGTAAATTTTGACGGGGCATTTAGTTCATTAACAGGTACGCCAACAACAATAGCTGGATACGGTATTACGGATGCATTTGATGGAGCTTTCAGTTCTTTAACAGGTACGCCAACAACAATAGCTGGCTATGGCATTACGGATGCGTTTGATGGGGCATTTAGTTCATTAACGGGCATACCTACCACAATTTCTGGATATGGTATTACGGATGCTCAATCAACACTTGTATCTGGAACCAATATTAAAACAATTAATGGAAATACACTTTTAGGGTCTGGTGATCTTGTTATAAGTGGCGGCGGTGGTGGTACAGTAGATTCTGCTTCAACAATTATTCTTATTCAAAATACTGTTGATTCGGCTTATGTTCAAGCTAGACAGTCTGGTGGTGGTTCTGGTATTAGTTTATCGGAGGCAAGAGCGGGATTATCAGTTACTACTGGTTCTGCATCAGGCGGCGGTTCTTTGTCTTATGATAATTCAACTGGAATATTTACTTTTAATCCTTCAACAAATTCTGGTGGAGGAACTGGTACAATAGACTCGGCTGATGTAATTGCAATAATTGATTCAGCTTATATTTCTGCACGTTCTTCTTTAAATGCCGTTGATGCATCTTTTGTAGATTTTAAATTTATTGCAGACTCTGGTCAAACAATATTTAGTGGTAATGATGTAAATGGAAATTCTTTAGCATTTGATTCTTCTAATTATGAATTATTTATAAATGGTATTAGATTACTTAGATCAGATTATTCTGCAAATCCTATCACAAATACAATTACTCTTGGTACAGCTGCAATAATTGAAGACGAAGTTGTAATTAATACTATAGTTGCAAACGATACAGTTGCATTAATAGATGCTGCATATATTAATGAAAGAGTAAGAAGTTCAAAAGCCCTTGATGGTATATCAACATTTATTTATACTGCAGATTCTGGTCAAACAACTTTTACGGGTTCTGATATAAAAGGTAAAATTTTATCTTATCAGTCTGGTGATATACAAGTTTATTTAAATGGTATTTTATTATCTGATTCAGATGATTATATAGCAACTAATGGTACATCTATTGTTCTTAATACAGCTGCTCCTTCAACATCCGAGCTTACAATTCAAGCATATAATTTATCAAACGTATCAACTTACAGAAGTTTACCCGGATTAGATGTATATAATTATACAGCGTCGTTAAATCAGACGAGTTTTAGTGGAACAGATGATAATGGTAATACACTTAATTATCATCCTGGTGCAATTATAGTTTCTATGAATGGTATTTTATTGAGTTCTACCGATTATACCGCAACTAACGGATCTTCTATTGTACTTACCGATGCTGCAGAGTCCTCTTCTGAAATTACAATTACTGCTTTCCTTGGTAGTGGAGCAGTGGATTCAGCTTATATTGCATCAATAGTAAATGAAGCATATATCGGAGAAAGACAAATAAAAGGTTTAGACTCAGCTTTAGCTGATGGTTTTTTAATGACAGAAGCAGAAACGGTTGCTCTTATTGACTCAGCTTATATTCTTGCCAGAAGCCCACAGTTTGATTATATCAATACTATTGATTCGGCTTATATTAATGCAAGAATTTCAACTGTTGATTCTGCTCAAGTATTGGGTATTGTGGATTCAGCATATATCTTATCTACATTTACTTCTTCTAATGATCCAGCAACAACAACATTTAGATATACTTCCGATTCTAATCAAACCATATTTACAGGCGCGGATGATGTAGGAAATACTTTATCATATAATTCTGGTCAACTTCAAGTATTTTTAAATGGTATTGTAATTATAGATGGTGTTGATTATACTGCAACAAATGGAACATCTCTTACTCTTACTGATCCTGTTGTAAACGGAACCGAATTACTTATTACAGCACATAGTAATTCATATATAAAAGAATTTACTAATAACAATTATTTCCACAATCAGTCATATTTTAAAAACTATGTTTATTCCGCAGATTCTGGACAAACGGTATTTACCGGTGCTGATATTAATGCACAAACATTAAATATAGATACAGACAATTATCAGGTGTTTATAAATGGTATTAGAGTTTTAGCATCAGATTTTACTGTAAACTCAACAACAAATACTATTACTTTTAACGATCCAACAGAAGCTGCGGATGAAGTTGTAATTAATACTTTACAAACAAATACTTCATCTGTATTAAAAATTACTGGAGCAGACTCCGATTATGTGACGGGTATTGTAAATAGTGTTTTAGCTAATGATTATGTTGAAGTAAATACTACACCATATACTGCTGCAGTAAATAAAAAATTAGTAATTGACACATCTTCAAATTCTATAACAATTAATTTACCTAGTTCTCCGACATTTGGTAATGAAATTAGAATTATTGATGGCTCCGGAAACTGTGCAACAAATAATATTATATTAACTTCTTCAGATAGGATACAGGGTACAGACTCAGATTTAACCGTAGATGTAAATGAAGCTTCATTTGGTTTAGTTTATTATAACGCAAGCCGTGGTTGGATTTTAACAGAAAAGTAATAATAAATAGTATAGACTAATTTAAGGTTATATAAAGATGACAAAATCAAAAGGTAGATTATTATCAGAATTGGCTGAAGCCCCTAAAAATGAAGACTATGCTGATGTAAATGCACTTCCCAATACTGGTAATAAAGTTGGAGATCAAGCTTTTGTTGAAGATACAAATAGGCTTTATATCTGGAACGGCACTGGCTGGTACAATATAGCTCTTATTAATACGAGTCCAATATGGGATTCTGGTGGACAACCTTCTGGTTCTTATGTATTGGATGCAGATAGCCCACAAGACCCAACTACCATTACACTAGCTGCTTCAGATCCAGAAGGTCTTCCAATAAATTACACCTACGTTACTGGTGGATCAATGGATTCAATGGCTACTATTAATCAAGACTCAAGCGTATTTACGATTACTCCTAAAACACTTGCACAGCTTGGTGAAGGGACATACACTGGATCAATTACCTTTAGAGCAAGCGATGGTGTTAATATCTTGCCTCAAATATCAAACTTTACACTTACATTTATAGTTAGTATTGAAAACAGTAAACACACTATTGCTTTATTTGATGTCACGAATACTTCAGATAACAATGATATAACCGATTCTTCCACTAATAATCATACAATTACGGTAAACGGCGATGCTCATGCCGGTACGTTTAGTCCTTATCGGCATGGTGGGTATAGCACTTACTTTGATGGGAATGGGGATTATCTAACTATTTCAAATGATGCTTCGATAAACTTAGCAAATACAAGCTTTACGATTGAGTGTTGGGTATTTCCCATGCTTGATTATAGTAAATATAGAACGATTTTTTCAAAGCGTGTCAGTGGCAGCAACACTACAAGTTACCATGGTTATTTAGCTATTAGCACTGGTGTCATTGGTTTTTATAATGGAACAAATTATGAAAGTTCCACTACTTTAGTAAGTAATGCTTGGAGCCATTGTGCATGGGTATATGATGGCACGAATATTAAAATTTTTGTAAATGGCACTCAGGTGCTTTCTCAAACTGTAAGTGTATCTGAGATAGATGAGCCTCTCTCTATTGGATTTACAAGAGGGTATAATGAAATATTCGGCGGATATATTTCTGATTTTAGAATAGTAAAAGGCACCGCTGTTTATACTAGCAACTTTACTCCACCAATTGCACGCCTTACCGCTATAGCAAATACTTCATTACTCACCTGCCATCTTCCATACATAGCAGATGGTTCTACCAACAATCATGCTATTACAGTAAACGGTAATACCTCAACAAGACCATTTGGCCCTTACGACAACAATGAATACGAAGTTGCGGATCATGGTGGGTCTGTGTATTTTGATGGGACTGGGGATTATTTAACAATAAATGATACTAATATAGCTGATTTTGGAACGAACGATTTTACTATAGAAGCGTGGGTTTATTGTAATGATACAACTGCAAGTCAAATTGTTGATACAAGGCCCGTCAGCACAAACGGAGCATATGTTACTATCACCGTTCAAGCGGGAACAGGCGTTTATTTTTATACCACTGTTGGTGAAATATTTCCTAATGGTGTTGGAACCATTAATGTAAATCAATGGCATCATGTCGCTTGGGTTCGTAATAGTGGTACAATCAGTATCTATGTTGATGGCACAAGTGTAGGGTCAGCATCAAATAGTACAAACTTTATTTCAAGTAATGTTGGTATTGGATGGAATGCTTTCATTGGAGAAAACACTGGTTCAGTTTATATCAGCGATTTACGAATAGTCAAAGATACTGCCATTTATACTAGCAATTTCACTCCACCTACATTTCCACTATCATCATCTGGTACATCTTTACACCTCAAAGGAACAGACGCATCCATCATTGATAAGTCTCAAAGATCGGTTTTGCAAGCAGTTGGGACTGTAGGCACAACAACATCAGTTAATTTTGCGGGAACTAAATCTATAGATTTTAGTACTATTAGCAACGATTATTATGTTAAAATACCATCAAAAAATGCTGGTGGTCCTGGGTTTCCAAATTTATTTGCCGCGCCGTGTACAATTGAATGCTGGATAAATCCTACACATGTTCAAGCTAATGGATTAGCTCATAAAATTGTTTGGTTTCTTGGTAGCGGAATCACGTATATATTATTTCAACAAGAAAATACTGACAATTTAAGATTAACAGTGAGAAACGGTGGTACCCAATTTTTTAATCAAGAAACTTCAAATAGTTATAAACTTGCGGCAAATACATGGCAACATGTTTGTTTTATGTCAAACTCGGGAGCAACAAGCTGTTCTTTGTATTTAAATGGAACTCGTGTAATGACTGGTAATTTATCAGCTGGGTTACTTGATCCAAGTGCTGATAATGTATATTTTTCATTTGGATCATCAGGACCCGGTACACCTTATGCTGGGTATGCTAGTGATATAAAAATATCCACATATAACGTATACGGAAGCCCAGCAGTCACAAGCTTTACACCACCAACATTACCATTTAGAGGATAATAAAGATATGCCAAGTAAAGCAAGACTTTTAGCAAAATCTATGATAGAAAGTCCTATACTTTCTGAAATAACATCAAATCCAAGTGTTACTCCTGCAACAATTGCATCTGCAGTAGATGAAGCTTCTGTTGGAGATTTTGCATCACCAGATTTACTCCCAAATACTGGTAACGAAATAGGAGATCAAGCTTTTGTACAATCATCAAATAGACTTTACATCTGGAATGGATCGGGTTGGTACAATATAGCCCTTATTAACACCACTCCAACATGGGATTCTGGTGGACAACCTTTGTCATCTTATGTGTTGGATGCTGATAGCCCACAGGATGCTACTATTATTACATTAGCCGCTTCAGATCCAGACGGTCTTCCCATATCATATTCTTATGTAACTGCTGGATCTATGGACTCGATGGCTACTATCAGTCAAGATTCAAGTGTCTTTACTATCACTCCTAAAACAGTTTCAGAAGTTGGAGAAGGTGCTGAATTAACTGGGTCGATTACCTTTAGAGCCAGTGATGGAGTAAATATTCTACCTTCAGTTTCATCATTTACCTTGAGATTTATTACTATTATAGAAAACAGTAGGTATACAACTTTACTAGCAACAGCAACTGGAACCTCAGACAATAATAACATAACTGACGAGTCTACTAGTAATCATACTATTACAGTCAACGGTGATACTCATGCTGGCACATTTAGTCCGTACAGGCATGGGGGGTATAGCAATCATTTTGATGGGTCTGGGGATTTCCTTGCAATACCTAATGATGCAGGATTTGGTTTTGGCACTGGTAGTTGGACATTTGAGACTTGGCTGTATTGTACAAAAACAGGCGCGACAAATGCAATCTTTGATACAAGAGTGGGTACAGGTACT